GGGTTCTAGCGGATCGGGTTCCGATAGCGGCAGCGGGGTCGGCACCGCCGGTCAGCCGATGAGCGACAGTCAGCTGACCAACCCCGGCCTGACCAATCCCCCCGCGTCTTCGGCACCGCTGGCGGCGGAGGCGGGTGGGTCTACCCCGACCCAGCGTCCGGCTTCGTTGCGCCGTCGGGCGACCGACACCAATCAGGCTAATTCCGCCGACCCCAACCAAGCCGCCGACGGCAAGGCCCAGAGTACGACGACGACGACCAACACCTCGACGAAACCGGGTGCGTCGACGGCGACCACCCCGGCCAAGCCGGGCGCGACGACTCCGGCCACACCGACCGCGCTGCCGACGCAGCAGCCGGGTGGAACCAACACCAACGGGGCGGGTACCGGCACTGGCACCAAGAAAACCCCCGAGGTCACGCCGAGCAAGAGCAGCGACACCTACGACCCCAACGATCCGGCACAGAACCAGGCTCAGCAGGGTACTGGCGGCAGCGGTTTCTCTTCGCCCAGCAGCACCGGCACCGGGTTCAGCGGTTCGGATGCGTTGAGCACCGGCCTGGGCGCGGCGGGCGATATCGCCTCGGGTCTGGGTTCGGCTCTGCCGGGTATCGCCCAGGGTGTGTCGCAGGCACTGCCGGGTATGGCTTCGGGGATCGGTAACGCGGTCTCGGGTCTGGCATCGGGTCTGGGCCACCTGTTCGGCTCTAAGACCGTGTTCTCCAATCAGGACGATTTTGACGACTTCGTCCGCTACGCCTACCCGACCGCCGACGGCGAGGGCAAGCTGGAGCCGCACACGCACCCGTTCGCTGGTTCCGGGTACCCCGGCCCGCTGGAGATCGGCACCTCCGAGGAGTACGCCGACAAGGCCCGCGCCAAGCACGATGATGTGACCGACCTCGGCGACGATCCGCTGTCGACCCCGATGGATAAGTGGCAGCGTCAGTCGTCGGTCGACGACGACGATTTTGATCCGTACCGGGAGGCCAGCTACGACGGCCTGGCCACCGACGACGGTTCCGACATCGTCCGGTCGTTTCAGGCCAACCTCGACGACACCGCGCTCGGTGCCGGTGGCGGTGGAGGCGGCGGTCGTTACGACGACTTCGCTTCTGCGGCACAGGGTTTCCTGCGCACCGCCGGGCGTAACTACTCGCTGGCAGAGCAGTCGGAGCTGATCCGCGAGGGCGACAAGGGTGGGGCTGGCAACCTAAAGTCTCTGGACTTGAGCGGAACGCATTACGAAGACATGAACACGCTCGGCTGGTAATCAGGAGGCTTTGAGTGAGCACCCGGCATATCGCCGCCGAGTCCGCCCGGCTGCACGACCTGACCCCCGACGGGTCGAGTGGTGCCGCCGGTAAGCGTTTTCGGAAAAAGCTGGCCGCTGACGGGTTCACCGTCGACGAGGGCTTCCGGCTCAAACCCGGCTACCTGTACACAGTTGTACGGGCTATCAGTGCACGGGTCAACCAGAACTACGACGGCTGGCCGTCGGATGAGTTGAAGAAGTCGTACAAGACTTTCATCGGCAAGCCGTGCTTCGTCAACCACGAGAACCACGACCCGACGAAGGCCCGTGGCGTGGTGGTCGCGGCCCGCTATGTCGAGTCGGGGATGGACAAGTACATCGAGGTCGTCCAAGAGATCGACGCTCAGCGTTTCCCTAAGCTGGCCCACGAGATCAAGACCGGTGGCCTGGATTCGGTGTCGATGGGTGCCGAGGCCGGGTTCACGATCTGCAGCTACTGCAAGAACAAGGCGACTGATCTACACGACATGTGTGATCACGTCAAGAACCACAAGGGTAAGACCCTGACCAAGTTTGATCGGCGCACCGGCAAGAAGGAAGACATCCTGGTCTTCGAGTCGTGCCACAAGATCAGCTTCTTTGAGCTGTCGTATGTGTTCGAGCCTGCCGACGAGACCGCCGTCGCGTCCAAGGTCGTGATGGCCGGTCTCCGCACCGCTGGCGACGATTCAGACGAAGACGACAATCGCACCTGCGAGCACAAGGGCAACGCCGATTGGCCGTCGCACTGCCGGGGGTGCACCCGAGCCAAGCGTGAGCGGGAAGCGGCTTTGCGCACCGCCTCCGATGACGTGGCCGTCCCGGCGCAGCCCGGCACGCCCATCATCCCACAGAGCGTCATCGACTCGACCCCGGTGGTCAACCTGTCCCCGGCCACCGAGCTGACCGGACACGAGGCACCAGGGGTGCCGAAGTCGTCGGGTAAGTACACCAAGGAAGATTTCGCTAACGCGGGCGGCAAAAAGCCGTGGGAGAAGAGCGACGCGAATTCTGATGCCGATGATGCCGCCGCCATCGAGATCGAGGCGATGCTGCACCGCACCGCCGACCTGACCGATGAAGAGCTGGCCCAGAACGCCAAGCACACCAGCATCATGACGACGCTGGAGAGCTACCGCAAGGCGCACCAGGCGATGGATGCAAACGGTGCCCCCGGCGGCGACCGATTGGACTACGGCTCGGGCAAGGCCGGGGTGCATCTGGCACCAGAGGTCGGGCACAAAACTTTCGAGCCGTTTTCGCACGATGATTTCCCGCCCGACTACGAGCGCGCCGAAGACATCCCCGATAACGCTCACGACCGGTTGACGAGCCTCAACGTGCTCAATGTGCTCAAGCCCGAGGCCCGCGCTATCGCGATCAAGACAATGGGCGACAAAATGGCCCCCGGCGGTCATGGGGTCATCAGTGCCCGCCGTTGGCGGGGCGATGTGGAGAATTCCGCGCCGCACCCCCAGTATCTGGATCGTCAACCGGATGAACCCAATTCGGTCATTACCGGCGGAACCCAAGCCCCTCGCTATCAGCACGGCTACGCCAATCATGATGAGCTACTCAACGAGGTGCAGCACCATCTGGGCGACGGGTTCACCGTCAGCCCGACGAAAGTCGGTTCTGGTTATGCCGCCTACATCGTCAAGCACCCACACGTCACCGCTTCAATCGAGAGGAGCGGCGCAGTGAAAAAACTTGCGCGGCAACGCGCCCTGTTTTTGGCTTTCGGTGAGACCGAAGCCCCGATGTCGGTCAACACCCTCCGCGAGGAGGGCAGCGCACCCGAGGACGACGACGACGATTTCGAGCGGTATGTCGAGCCGCCGGACGATTTGAAGACCCCCGACCTGTCGCAGGCTCAGCAGGTCGACCGCGCGCAGGAGGAGGCTGGTGCGTCCACCGACCAGATGGGCGGCATCCCCGGTGCCGGTGAAGGTGGCCAGCCGGGTGCCGTTCCGCAGCAGCCGCAGCAGCAGTTTATGACACTGCAGATTCCGGTTCCGGCACAGGCACCGCAGATTCCGATGCAGGCCGCTCCTCCTGTGGCGGCACCTCAGCCGCCAGCACAACAACCGCCGCAGCAGATCGCTGCGTCGGTGTTGGATTACTTCGACCGTTACTACGGTCGCCGCGTCGCCAACTGGTACGACGCTATTGAAGCCCGGCGGGAAATGACCCCCGCTGAAGCCGCCGACTATCGACGGCAAGCAGAAAGACTCTCGACCCTGGAAAACGGACGAGAACATTCAACAACCAATAGGAACCCCACGAAAGGAACCGCCAAGATGGCACGCAGCAACATCGCCAGCCGCAACAAGGTGGCGACCGCCGGGCGGCGACAGCATTTTGCTGAAGGCCCGCTCGTGGACGGTGGCGACCGCAGCCGAAACGATCAGGGTGAGCAGGAAGAGGCTTTCATCAGCCAAACCCCGCCGCTGGTTCCCGGTGACTACCCCACCGGTGACACCCCTATCTCCAACACCGAGCACAACCTGGTGGCTCGCGTTCAGCAGGGACGGGATCAGCTTCTGCGCGATGCCCGTCAGCTGGCCGCGCTGCGTCAGCGTCGCGCCTTCGACGAGGCCGGTGGCCCGACCGCCGATGTCGTCGACCCGACGGTGAACAGCGGCCCCGAGGCCGAGGCTCTCACCGGCGACGGGTTCGTTTCGGCTGACCCCAACGACGGTGTCGTTCCGACCAACCCCAAGGATGCTTCGCTGCGCGCCTTCCAGGCGTTCGACGGCTGGCTGTCGGCCAAGACCGGCAAGTCTTCGCGCCGCCACACCGAGGCCAACATCAAGAAGGCTGCCGCCGCGTTCTCGCGTGAAGCCGGTATCAGCCCCCAGGCCCTGTTCCCCGCGCTGGGCATCGTCCTGCGCGAAGCCCGCAAAAACGACAAGAAAGCCAACAAGGGAGCCGCCATGAAGAAGCGCGCCAATGAGTCGCTGGATGTCGCAGCACCGGACGGTCGCATCGACGTGGAAGCCCCCGTCGCCGACACCACCGACGCTAAGGCCCAGGCATCGCAGTTCGACTTGCATGACTTCGGCAACAACGCCGGTGACAATGTCGCCAAGCCCGATCTGAGCACCGATCAGAACTGGGCACCTGGCGAGGCCAGCAAGAAGGCGAGCATCAAGACCGCCGGTGGACTGCTTGCGATGCGGTGCGCCGAGGCGATGATCGCCGCCGGGCTGGAGCCGAACGACCGGGAGCGGAAGTACGCGCTCGCCGCAGAGTTCGAAAACATGAACCGTAGCCTGATCCAAGATCGGGTTGCGCTTCTGGAGCGGTTCGCCTCTGTGCGTGAGGCGGACTTGAGAAGGGTCGCCAGCGGATCGTCTCGCGGGGCCGCACGTTCGCCGATCCCGGCTGGTCTCGGTGGTGGAACTCGCACCGCAGCGACCGGTATGCGGACGGCAGCGCACGACCCCAGTAACGACAGCTCGCTGTTCATCTGATCCGCGAGCCTTAACGAGAAACTGAAAGGAGGAGGAGATGTTTCGTCCGCCGCTTTCCAATCCGGCTCAGAAGCGCACCCTGCGGCCCCTGTATGCAAACCATCAGGCAACACCGTGGGGCGGCTTCCTCGACCCCGATCTGGATATCGACTTCGACATCCTTCCCGGTACTGTGATGACCCGCCTGTACGGCGAGGTCTTCGCCCCCTACACCGGGGCCGTGGGCACTGTGCCCTTCGGCCTCTCGGCCCTGTTCGTCGCCCCCCGTCTGGGCGTGAACGAGGTCTCCTCGACCGGCACCGGTCTGTTCACCGTTTGGGTGGGCGACAACCAGGCCGTGTTTGAGGTTCTGGCCCCCGCGTTCGACACCGATGCCTCCTGGCCCGCTGTCAACGCGACCGGCCCGGCGCAGATTCTGTTGACCGCCAACAGCCACGGTCGTCTGACCCCGGCTGGCGCGACCAAGGACAACGCCATCGCCGAGCTGGTTGACATCCCGTCCCCGGACAAGATCGTCATCCGCCTCAACCGCGTGGCGCAGGGAGGTAACGATTAATATGAGCAGCCTTCCAGTAGCAGCGGGCAGCGGCCTGGGCCGCTTCGCCCGCTCGTCTGAGGACTACGTCTCGGACATCGTCGCCGCCAAGCGTCGTCTCGGTGGCCGGAAGCTGTCGGCCCGTGAGAAGCAGGCCAAGCTGGCCCATATCCTCTCGGACAAGACCGGTGGCATCCAGCGTCTCGGCCAGTCGATGATCGGCCCGATCCAGCTTCAGCTGCGTTACCAGGGCATCCTGCGTAACGTCCTGCTGGAGGACACCCTCACTCCGGGTGTGCCGATCTACTACGACGTGCTCGACGACCTGGGTCGCGCCTACATGCTTCACGGCAATGAGGGCGAGATCAAGATCACCCCGTTCGAGGGCAAGCGTGTCGAGGTGCAGCTGTTCCGCATCGCCTCGTTCCCGCAAATCAAGAAGGAAGACCTGTACTACCTCCG